CGTAAACAATTCAGGGCCTCGCTCGCCCACCAGATACGTCCGGCCTGCGTTTACCTGCCCGCCGTTTGCTCTTGCGCCTGCGACAACGGGGCGATTTATATTGTTTGCGATGTTTTGCCCGAACAGCCCTGTGGAACCTAGCTGTATAAGCAGATCGATCACGCCCGTAAGGGTGCTGAATAGATCGCCCGACCTGATGCTGTTTGTGAGGTTTTGCAGCGAGCCGATAACGCGCTGTGACATATCGCGGAAGCTGTCAGCGATTTGCACAGTTTGCACTTTTGCGCCGTTTGCCAGTTCCTCGGTTGTCATCCCTAGCAATTCTGTGGCCTCTTGGACCTTGCGCGCTTGCTCAAGTGGGCCTTGGTTAAAGCTTAGATCGCGGTTGCTGTTGTCGTTTGCAGCAATCAGGGCCAATCGGGCGCGCTGCTTTTCAATGTCAGACAAGCGAGAGCGTTCCAAAACACCGAAGTCCTCCAGCATTCGACGATAGCGTTCCATTTCGGGGTATGCCCGAGCCATAACGCTGCGCAGCTCATCAGCGGCCCTTGAAGCCTCCCCAACGCCTCCCGCAGCGCCACTGCCAGCATTGCCAAGCGTGGTGATAGCAGTTGCACCTTGAGCGACTGGTGCAACCATGCTTTTAGCCGCTTCTTCCGCCTTCTGAAATGCACGATCCGCTGCATTTAATTCGCCTTCCATGCGGATAACTTGCCAAGTCAAGTCCCGCGCTTCGTTTTCAAGCGAACGCAGACGCGAAGATGCTGTGCCGCGCTGTGCAAGTTCAGGACTACCCCTAACGCGGCTTTGTTCTGCGCGGATTTCAGCAATGCGGTTTTCAATGCGCTGCTTTTCAAGATCAGCTTCGGCGCGCTTTACCCCAAAGTCCGAAGCCCTTGCTTGTGCCAATGCACGAAGCGAGCTAATTAGATTATCCGTCTCGGCTCGCGCTTGGCGTTGAGCGTTGCCCAGCGTGATAAACACTGCCGACAAAGCGCCCACAGCAACCGCAACAGCGCCAAAGGGATTTGCCACAAGGGCAGCCGTAAGTGTGCGCGTTGCGACTGTCGCTGCCGCTGTTGCGGAAGTCATAATGCCCATGCGACCCGCTGCACCCGCAATAGCGCCTGCCTGTGATATAAGCGCAGCGGTTGATGCAGAAGTAGCAATGGTGCCAGCCAAAAGAGTAAGCCGATAAGCAGCCCACGCCGAACCGGCAGTCACAACAATGCGCATCAAGCCACTAAGCGAGATGCCAGATGCATCAAATGCCTGCGCAGCCTTGGCTATTTCTGTGGTGATACTGGCAGCGCCACTGACAAGCGGAGTGAAGGTCGGCAGCAACTTCGAGCCAATCGCAACCTGCAATTCCTCAACCGCTGCGTTGAACGTCTTGATCTGATTTGCTGCGCTTTCGCCGGTTCGTTCAACGTCTCCCGAAGCCTGCGCTAACTGTTCCTGAATAATAGCAGCTCTTGCGACGATCTTTTCCTGATCCGTCAGAACACCATTAACGCCCGCAAGCCCAATCTCTGCCGCTTTAGCTTGAACCGCCGCCTCATTAAGAAACACGCCAACAGCGCGCAACGGCTCTGCTTCTCCGACAAGGCCAGAAAAAAGCTTCTGTTGCGCGACTTCGTTTGAAAGGTTTTTGAAGCTGGCAAGGTCTTGCGTGAGAACGGCAAACTGCTTTGACAGTTCCGCCGCCCGTTCGGGTTGCAATGCTTTACCGAACAATTCCTGAAATGCCAGCGCGCCGCGCTGTATCTCTTGCGTGGACCGACCTAGTGCATTGCCCGTTTCTTCTGCCCACATTCGCACGTCTTCAGCCATGTCGCCGAAAACAACATTAAACGCGCTCCCCATTTCCTCTGCATCAATGGCAGCACGAACAGACCTTTTGCCAAAGTCATAAAGCACAGTGCCAAGGCCAGCCGCCACAAGCGCAACCCCTACGCGCTTGAACGCTGACGACATCTGACTTGCGCTTCCATCTACTTCACGAGCAGTCATGCGCGCCTGATCGCCAGTGCGGCCAAGCTCATCGCGCCCCCGCTTCAGCCCACGTGTGTCAGCGTCAAGGACAAGCTTTGCGAAGTCTGTCATAGATCACGCTCCAATGGGGCAATGCGCAGCGGATTGCGGTTAGCAACCTCAGTGCAGTATGCGCGGGACATATCCATAAGGCAGGACGCCTCGGACGGATTCAGGCCGCACTCGGTGAGACGGTCGAATGATTGTATTTCGGCCCAGTCAAACGGCACTGTGCCGCCAAACGTATCCTTAGCCTTGCCAAGTTGAACCCAAACATCATGCAACCGCTCACCGGGCGGCAATTCGGGCAAGGTTTCGCCATACAATTGCAGGCGGGTTTCCTCTTGCCCTTCAGGTTTCGCCAAAAGCCAACCGACTTGCGCGGCGAAGGTAACTAGGCGCTGTCGGCTGTGGTAAAAAGGCGCTGTTCTTCGGCGATAGCCTCATTGACTTGGCTAAAGAACAAGGTGCCAGGACCACAAAGCTTCAGGACGTTCTCGCTGTTCAATTCCAGCGGTTTGACATCCCATTCGATGTTTTCCCATTCGGCAACGGCTGCAATAACCAATTCGCCCATTGCCGCTTCAAGGTCGCTCTGAAACTTGGCAATAACGCCTTCAGCGTCCCGGTCGCTGGTGCGAGCCATGCGATCAGATCGCAAAGCTTGCACCCGCTCAACCTTCTTGAATGCATCCATAACTGCACGGGAACCCATGCCACGGATGCGCAGCCTGCACGGCTTACCTTCGCTACCCAAAGGTTCCCCGCGCAAGTGCAAATGAACCCACGACCCGCGTTCGGACGCGGCCCGCAGGTCAAGGCTTGCGAAATCCATTATACAGGCTCCGTTGCGTCAATCGTCAAAGCGTTCTGCTTGAAGTTGACGCTAAAGCCTTCGTGGCTGCTGTCGTCGCCTTGGATTTCGACATAGCTGTGTGCGTAGCCTTGTGCATACTGCACAGGATCGCCCGTTGCTGGGGCCTGATCAGCGCCCGAACCCTTCACAATCTTGACGGAGATTGCGCCGCTGGTGCCCCCAGCATTGGCACGGTTGCGCAAGTCCTCTTGACCTGCATCAGAAGCCACCAGACGGAACGCCATAGTGCTGTCGTTACCCGATCCAGCGCCCTTGATGCCAGCCGTGAAACCACTTTGCAGGTCTGACACGTCAATGTTGTTGTGCGATACGCCAAGCTGCGGAAGCGTTTGAACGCCATTCACCTTCACCCAAGTGAGGGCTTCGAAGCCCGCTGCGGTGTTGGTAGCAGGCAGAGCTTCTGCAACATACAGCGTTTTGCCGATGTGTGATCCAGTCGTCATTGTTCAGTTTCCTTTTTTGAGGAGATTTTCTTGGAAGGTTGCGGGACTGCTACCCATCCGGCAGCTTCCCAAGTTTTGCGCTTATCAGGCAGCACGTTTGCCACGCCATTAAAGGCGCGATTGGTCATTTTAATACGCATGGGTTTTCCTAAGTTGTGACTAGGTATTTGGCGGCAAACGTGGTTGCGCCAACGTCAATTGCGGTCAGGTCCGCGCCTAAGTAAATTGCAGGGATTGCAGGGGCAGATGCCGGATTAAACGCCGCCGCCGCAAATGCCTTGCTGTCTTCGGTTGTCGGGTCAGCGCCAACCGTAAAGGTTGAGGCTGTGGCAACTTCCAGCTGCCCGACGAAATAGCCGTGGTCGTTGAAATTGGTTGTCCCGGTCTGCCCATCAACCAGCTCTGTGCAGCCGACCGGCGTCCACGGGGTATGCCCACCGCCGTAAACGGCCATTTGTTATGCTCCTGGTGCTGTCGGTAGGCTGTCAATGTCAACGCGAAGGGTATTGCCCACGCGCTCGATCCCGTCCGTGGTTGCGGAAACATCGATGCCCTATGTCGGGTCTGCAAATTCGTTAGTGTCGCCTTCTGTGATGTAGCTAATGCGGACAGGTTGCCGCCAATAAGCCCCATCCTGAAACCCCGAAGCAAGCGAAGCCGGGGCATTGATGACCACGTTCCCGCTCCCTGTGCTCATTCTAAGCGCCTTGGGAAACCTATTGGCTATGTCTTGCGCGATGCTGTTTGCCGTGCCTGTGAAAGCCCCTGACGGGACCACAACGGTCATAAGGACAAGGCCAATTTGATAGGGGAAGCCCCCGCCGATTACCTCATCCCTGCGGTCAACGGGAGCGTGGCGAAATTCAATATATGGAACGCCCGAAGGGGTGAAGGATTTGTTAGGCCAAGCGATAGGCGGGCAGTCTGTCATTTCCGCTAGGCGCTGCCCAAGCGCGGTCTCGATTTGATCAAACGTCATCGAACTCTCCGCGCATTGTCTGCAACGATCCGGGACCACTGTTGCGCGGCCTTGTCACGCCACAACCCGCCGCCCTGTCCGACGCCGACCATGTAGTGACGCGGGATCGCGTATTCAGCCGTCCACGCCACCGCGAACGGGTCGCCAAGCTGCAAGGCGCTGAGGCCAAGAACGTAACTGTCCGAACCCTCCCCGACCGGAGCGCCGCGCACCTCGGTCACGAGGCTGTTGCGCAGGAAGCCGGTGTCAACAGGAAGGTCGCCGCCCTGTGCCACGGTCGTTTGAGCAATCCGCACTGTGTCCTGTATTGACTGCCGCGCCACCCGCAGCATTTGGTCGGCGGTCTTGTCTGCGAACGCCTCAACGTCTGCAATGAACTTGCGGTTGCTCGCCATTATGGTAACTCCACCGCATGAGACTTCTTTGCTTAGTGGCGCTGGGCCTCGCCGTTTCGGGCTGTGACGCCGGGATTGCCGACGCTGAAGCTTCGGTCAGGGACCGACTTAGCGACCCTGCCAGTGCTGAATTTCAGGACGTGAAGCGTTGCCCAAGCGACGAGAATGTCATTATTGGCGATGTGAACAGCAAGAACGCTTATGGCGGATATACTGGCTTTCGCCCTTTCCTGTATCGCGATGGCGTTGCAGTCTTTTCGGACGACACAGAGCGATTTGAAGCCCGGTCCTTGGAATGCTTCGGCTCAGCCCCTTAACCAGTCCACCACATACTCGTCATAACAGCGGCAGTTGATCGTCTGCGCGGCGCTTGCCCCTAGCGAGGTATCCCCCGGATAGAGCATCCGCGAACCATCGGGCAGCACGAACGGCGCATCCATCCCATCAACCTCCTGCCCGTGCGTTGCCACATGATCCGGGCGCGTTCGGCTGTCGAGCGTGGCATCCCAGCGGCGCTTAACCGCATCCGGTGCAATCGCCCCGGCCTCAATGCCCTGCTGTATTCCCTCACGCCTGCCAGCCCGAAGCGCGGTAATGCTTTCGGTCCTTGCGATAGTGTCGGCGCGATTCTTCAAAAGCCGGTCGCTGTAGCGCGATGCGATACGGTCAACGTCTGCTTGTGCCATCGGCCTGCCATCACGAATGGCCTTGCGCACCAGCCCGTCAAATCTGCGATCCCTGAGCTTGCGGTCAAAATAACCGGCGTCCAGTTCGGACAGTTCGCGCCGCGCATTGTCCAGATAGCCCATCTGAGGCCGTGAGAGGCCGATAAAGCCGCCCTGCCTCTGGTTGCCCGCACCAATCGGCCCAGCAATCTGCACGGCCACTTTCCGAGGCCCTACGCCTTGCGCCAACTGGGCGCCGATAGTCTCGCGCAGCAAATCAAGCTGCTCATCCACGATATTCGTGACAAGCCCGCCAACGTGGTTACGCGCCCATGCTTCAGCGCGGGTTGCCCTGCCATCGAATCCGAACGACGCGGCAAACGCTGGAGCCGCTGCCGGGACAGTCTGCCCACCCGCCACATATGCGCCGTTGATCGCCGCATCAAACGGAAACAAATCGGCCCGCGTCAGACCCGCGATATTCACGGCACTGTTGAAGTCCCGCGCCTCGATTGCGTCCGCCAAATCCTTCAGATTGATGCCGTTTGCCTTGGACCGGACAGCCGCGAGGAAAGCGTTGCGGATTTCCTTGTCATATTGGGCCAGGAGCGCCGTCAATCTGTTCTGTAAACGGCGACGGTTGGCCATGCATTAAACCCTTGCTTGAACCTCGTAATACAGCGGCACACCTTGCGGTGCGACATCATCAACCATGATGATCTGATAATCTTTGTCGTCGATCCTCAGTTTGTCAGCCGTAGTCGGACGCTCTCCTGTCGCGCTAATCATCACGCGGCGGTCTTCATACTGAATTAGCGTTCCGTCGATCATTGATCTAGGATAGCCCATCACATTGCCCGTCAGGATGAACGTCGCGCCCGCTCCCGGTGTGTCCGAAGGATTGGTTTGCGTTCCTGCCCTGACCAGCGTGATTGAAAAGGCCCCGCTTCCCAGTTCGGATGCGAGGCTTGCGAGGGCGGTGTTTACTTCCGCTGCGATCTGAGAGCCGCTCATTCAAAAGCCTCCTGCATTTTCGCCCGCAGTTCATCGTGGGCCATGTCCATCGCCCCTAGGAGCGAATAAGGCCCGATCATGCCCGCAATCGTGTAGCTGCCGAGATTGTCACCGTGAAGCCTCGCGCAGACAATGCCGGCAATCTCGCCAGCCTCGGCCATTTCCAGCATTTCGCGCAGGGCTTTGATACACCCCTCGTTCGGAGTGTAGGCATTAACCTCGCCCCCATGCAGCGCAACAACACTAGGCACGGAGCAGGAACCGGGTGTTTCCTTGGCCATCTAGATAGGACGATAGCAAATCCATAGCCATGGTGGCAACCGTGCGCTGTGGCTGTGCCATTATGGCCCAACCGCCCGCAGGCCGACGCGATACTTGCCCGGCATATACCGATCAAGCATAGCCGCGATCTTCGTGCTTGTCGGGCTGGCGTTCGCCCATGCATCGGCGCTGTCAGTTGAACCCGTCACCGTCCAGCGGATTTCACCGGCGCCAGTCAGCACCTTTTGCTGCGCTGGCGTGAATGTGGTTGTCCAGAAACCCGGCGTGGTCAATTCGAACGCCGCCGCTTCGTATGTAGCCTCATCCACATTGGGAGAGGTTTCGTCATAACCGGGCAGGAACTGCTCAACATAGTGGAAGCGGATATAGTCCGCAGCCCTCACAAGCGCCTGTTCGGATGTCGTCTCATTGGCCACCACAAGCCCGCGCAAGCCAGCGTAGGTTGTCCAGCCTGCGAGGGTAGCGGCCATGTCAGTCCGCCTTCTGCTGAACGGCACCCTTGGCAGGGTTGCTGATCGCAGTCGCCTTCGTCGGCTTGTCAGCAACGACGCGGCCCTTGTTTACCAGCCATGCGGGGACGCTATCGCCCTTCACGGTCAGTTCGGTGCCGACTTCAACTTCTTCGCCCTTTTCGTCATAGACGCCGCTACGGGTGATTTCGATACGCATGGTCGTTCCTTTCGGAAACATGGGGGCAGGTCTCCCCGCCCCCACATTCATCAGATGCTGGAAACCGCAACGCCGCAGTTGTCTTCGGCGTCGAATTTCACTTCGACAGCCGCCGCGCCCATGGTGACGAAGTTGTAATCGTCCTCAGGGTTGGCGCGGAACTGTGCGCGGGTCGTCATCGGCATGCCGTTCAGAACCTGCACAACGCGGCGATCCTTGACCAGAGCAATGATCTGGCTGGCTGTCACGCTGTCCGCAGGGACGACTTCACGAACGCCGCCAAGTTCCAGCACGCGCTGTGCAATGGTCTTGGGGTAGCCGGTCGTGAACTCGGTGCTGGTGGCATAGAACCAATCATCCCAGTTCAGATACAGGGTCGACGGAACCTTGAAGTTGTCTGCGTGAAGCAGCTTCAGGGTGGCGGTGATCTCTGCAAGCCACTCAGCGCCGGTTGCCCCGTTGAGAGCGGTACCGGTGGTGCGAGTGTTGCGGTTCGGGTTGGTGCGCAGGCCGTAAAGCACTGCCCCGCCGACCGCGATGCTGGCGTCACCATCCAAGGCGATGCTTTCCATCTTTTCGGCAACGGTGCGCATGGCATTCATGCGACCGGCGCTGTCAAGTTGGAAGCCTTCCGACTGCGCCGCCGCAACCTGCCGCCAACCGTAGCTGAACGGGCTGTCCACGATGGGCAGGGGAGTGCCGTGGTATTCGATCACAGGCTGATCGGTGCGGCCCTTCGAGCGCCCGTCAAGCGAGATATTCGCCTGCCCGCTGTCGCTGATCGTCTGGAAGTGGTGAACCAGTTTACCAATCGGCATGGGGGTGGAAACCGACGCGGCAAGGTCGTTGAACACCGCAAGAGTGGTGCGCTGAACCTCGATGCCTTCACGATCCCACACGCCCCAAACATCCTTGGGGAGAGGGAGAGCGTTGCCGATCATGGCGTTGGTGTGAATAGCCGCAATAGCAGCCTGCGAAGCGTTGAACTGGCGACGATTGGCCAGCACGAACGCCTGCTGTTCGGGAGTGAAACGAAGCATTGTCTGTGCGCTCCTTACGCTGCCGGAACGGTGTAGGAGTTGGCGATGATAACATCGACCAGATCGCCTGCACTCTTCGCGCCGGGGGTATCATCAAAAAACGCCACGACCACCGTTGCGGCGGTTGCGGCTGCGAGGCGACCAGAAGCCGCGACAGTCAGCGGTGCGCCCTTGGCGTAGGTTGCCGCAGCCACCCGCGCCTGAACGACCATCCCCGGCTCAAGTTCGAGCGCGATGCCGGTGTCTTCGTCGGCATAGGCGGTTGCGACGTCCTGATCTTTGAAATCCATGTTCATCAGAAGCAGGGGGCGCTTTGCCAGTGCCGTGGTGATCTGCACCAGTTCAGTGGCGGTTTCTTCAACGAACGTGCCGGGCAGGTATGCACCCGCAACGGGCTTGTTCACGGTGCGGGGCTGAGTGGTGATCGGCCCGCGATAAATGACATTGCCAGCCATGTTACTTGGCCTCCATATCAGCGTTGAGGTCCACACCGGCGAACTCGTCTTCGGCGTTCGCGGTGATCGGAGCGCCATTCAGGCCAGCGGCCTTGCCCGGCTTCGCCTTTTCCGCCAGTTTGCGCGCGGCATTGAGGGTCAGTTCCTTAGCGCTTTCTTCGTCAAGCAGATTGGCCTTGACGATGGTGGCGACGTGGCCAGCCAGTTCGGCTTCGTCCTTGGCCTTCTGGTTTGCCTGAATAGCCTCCAGATTGTCAGTGAGGGGCTTGATGGCATTTGCCACAGCTTCACTGATATTTATTTTTTCAAAGCCTTCCGAGAGGGTGTTAACCTTCGCGGAAAGGGCCTCGAACTGTTCACTAGTGACAGTCATTGGTTGGTCCTTTCTGTTTCCAACAGGTTCCCGCTCGGCGGGCATTGCCCCCAAAATAGCGGCCTTCATTCGCTCCCAAATATTGGCCCTTTCGAGCCTATCGGCAGCTTCGAGCAAGCGCATGCCTGCCCAATCCAGTTCGCGCTCAGCGTCTTCAATGAGCGACGAATTAATGACTTCGATTTCCTCTTGTTCGCCCTTAGCGTTCACAAGCATACCGACGCCCTGTTCAGGGGTGGCCGCGCCTTCCTCATTCAAGAGGATAGCGTCGTGGTCGAAGAACAGGTTGCGGGCATTGGCGCGGATGCCATCCTCGCCCTCAACAGGATCAAGTTCGCAAAGCAGTCCGGTGGAGGTGTGAACAGGCTCGCCTGCCTCAATAGCGGCAAGAACCGCGCGCCCCTGTTCGCTGCGGTTGGCAACCTCAACATCAATCACCTTGTCAAGCAGCACGCGGCCCTTTTCCTGCCGCGCGTTTTCATTGTGAGCGCCGATCCAGCCAAGGTTGATGCCCTCAGGGTCGCGAGCAGAGACGAACTTGCCATTGACAAGGGGGTGGCCATAGGGCGCGGGAGTCTTGTTTAGGGTTGCGAACCCCTTGGCGATTTCATCCGCCCCGTAGCGAATGCCGTTCATGACCACGTTATCGGGCAGGGTTGCACTCGGCACGATTACCACATCGCGCCCGTTGCGCTTTTCTTTGCGAACGTTGGCCAAGTTGGCGACGGAGCGGATGTTCACGCGAATCTGTGTCAAGCTACGTCTCCGAACTCTGGTGTATCGCCGAAGCGTTCACTATCTGGCAGCGGATCATAGCCAACCGCCTCTCTGATTTCCGGGCCGGTGAAGATTGTTTCGCCAGCCAGCGCGCCGCTTGTAGCCTTTTGATTGATGTCCGCCATTTTGTCGGCGCGTTCCAGCTTCTCGCTGGCGCTGCTTTCTGTCAGGTCAGTCCAGCCAATCGTCCAATCACGTTCCGGCAGGATGCCGACGCGCTCAAGACGGTTAACAAACTCAAGAACGTTAGGGCGCACGATGTTATCGCGGCGGGCCATATTCGTCTGCGCCCACTCTTGCGCGTCTTCAGTGCTGGCGCGCTCGCCAGTCTGGTTGCCGACAAGTATTTTCAGCGGAATGTTGAGCGAGGCAGCAAAGCCCTGAAGCGCAATATTGAAGAACTCTTGAGGCTGCGGCAGTGTGATTCCCAGCGTTTCAGCCTTCATGCCCTGAAGCATAAGCAGCCGGTCAAAGCCTTTTTGCCAATCCTCGACCTGGTCGTTCATCGCATCGGCGACTTCATCCTCTCGGACGCCCATCGCATCAGCCATGTCCTTAAGGCGCGTGTCCTTGTCCGTCATCAAAATAGGCGCGCTCTTGGCGTTCTTCCAAAAGCCTTCGCCGCCTGCGCCAGAGACCTTTTCCATCGTCAGCAGGTCGTTGTAACCGGCAGTCAGCGCGCTTTCGGCGTGAACCGTGCCATCGGACGACCACAGAATGACGCGATCCGGGTGCAGTTCGAAGCTGCGCGTGCGCGCCTCAGTTGAATTGTTGATGGTGCTGTCCGGCAATTCCGCCTCGTTGAAGGCGAACATGGTCGGCTGTCCGTAATTCTCGCTGGTTTCGTCCGTCTCCCAAGAGGAGACCCGCAATTGCCCCGACCATGCCGGGATGATTTCAACCAGCCCTTCAAGGCCACCAGGAACCCGGTCAACAGGCTCTTGGAACCGCTTGCTGTCAGCGAAACGCAGGATTGCACCAGCATACCCGCCAACCATTGCGCGGCGGTCGGTTTCCATGAGGCGCTGCCACAGGCGTAGATCTGCGAACCGCTGGCGAATGTCACCTTCAAGCGCGCTTTCTGTGGCGGTTTCGTTTTCCCAGAGCGCAGGGTTGTCCTGCCACGTCTTACCGACTGTCTTGCTGATGCCCGCACTCGCCAGACCGTTGCGCTGATACATCGCATATAGCTGCGCGAACGTCAGGAATTCGGGATACCCAAAGTCCTTGTAGTGATTGTGCTTGGTCTCCGGGAAATAGCCCGGAAACATTGATTCGATGCGCCTTGCAGCGTTCGCAACCAACACGAGCGGATTCATGGTCGGTGCTTCTTTCGGAGGATCATGGCGACTTGCATATGTTCCCCCAGCATCAATTCAGTGATGGCCCAAACCAGCGCATCGGCCCTGTCAGGGCTTCCCTCGCCGATGAACCCGTCAGGCCCAATCAGGCAGCATTGATCTTCGACTTCGGGCAATCCGCCCACGTGGCTAACACGGCCCTGCTCATAGAGCGCAGCAACCGGCTCTGCGCGGGCAACCTTGCCGCGGCTGGCAGTGACTTCCTTGTAACTGACCGAACTATCGACTGTCCTGATGACGTGCTCAACCATCGCGCCGCCGAAATTGCGCTCGGCAACAATGCGGTCGGCATTGAATTCCTTGTAAGCGGCAACTGCGCGCCTGCCCCAGCCATCCGGCGACAGTTTGCACGTGCGATCTGCAAATACGTAGCAGCGGCCATCAACGCCCTTGCCAGCAACCACAATCCCGATGCTGTCGCCTTCGTCGCCTTCGCCACCTGTGCCGCTCGGATCAACGGCGACCACGATGCGCTGCATATCCGGCGCTTCTTTGACGCGGTGGTCGTCGAACATTGCTCGCGTCCAAAGCGCACCCGGCAGGTCGTCCAGGACTTCGGCGTTTAACTCCTGCCTGCCTAGGCGCGTGCCGCCGTATCTGTTTTCAAGGTCGGCAAGAAACTGCGCGGGCAAGTTCGCCGCATTGTCGAATGTGCTGCCCCGTGTGATGACCGAGCGAGGGCTTGAAAGAATCTCTCGTAAAACCGGAATAGGCCTTGGTGTAGTGGTAACAATCACGCGAGGGTCATTCCCTGCGCGCATCGTGAATTGCAGCATATCCCAAGTCGCACGCGCCTTGCGATACTTGGCCAGTTCGTCAACCCATGCGGTGTCGAACTCAGGGCCGCGCAACTGGTCAGGCTCTGTGCCGTTATATCCCAGCGCCTGCGCACCATTCGGCCATGTCACCCGGACGGGCTTGAACCTCACGCTTGGCCGTTCGTGTTCGGGGTGTATCGCCAGCAATCTGGCGACCATCACCTCTTCAAGGTCTTTCTGCGTCTCCGCGATTAGCGCGATCTGACGCGAACCCTGCTGAACCCGCTCTCTGACCCACTGGGCTCCTGCCTCTGTCTTTCCGAATCCACGGCCAGCATTGATTATCCAGGTGGACCAGTCACCGGGTGGGGCAAGTTGCTCTGGCCTCGCAAGGAAGCCTCGCCAATCGACCAACAAGGACTCAGCCTCTTCGTTGGTCAGACTGGCTATGAACCTTTGCCGATCTGCCTCAGGCAGGTCTCTGAGTTTTTCAGCTGGGCTTTTTGCCATCAAGGAACTCGCTCAATCTGCGAGCACCAGAAGGCGACATGCTGCCATCCGAACTCTTGATGTCCTGAACCGGGGAACCGAGGCCGCGATCCTCGGCGTCTTTGATCAACTTTAGTGCTGCAGCCTCGATGAAGGAAAGAACCTTGTCTCGTTCGCCTTGCTCTTCAGAATCTGAAAACTGGTCAATCTTGTCTGCCATGGCATTGAGCAGTTTCTCGCGAATCTCCATCGCCTTCTGAGCATTGCGTCGCTCAATGGCAACCTGCTCCTTGGACTTTCCTCCAGGATTAGGACACGAACCCTTTTTGAAGCGGGTCGAAGGGGACGGATTTGGGTTGCCTCTGGGCATTTCCTTCTTTCAGGACTTTTAGCATAACTTGGAAACGGTTCGAGCGAGGCTCTCGTCAGAGGCCTTCTCGTCGACGAGTTTGGCAGGGTCACCGCAAAGCGGGTCAAGCGCACCTGAACCGATGCCCTTATGCCCTTTCCTGCACCAAAAGCAAAGTACTAATTTTGACTGGCAATGCGAAACCTTCAAATTCCACAAATGACCATCTTCCCTTGCAGGAGACCACAACGCCGTTCAACCCCTCAAAACCAGACTCAGCAGTGCGGACGACAGTGCCAGCGGGCAGGGTTGGGTGATTGGCCTTCTCAGTGGGCTTCTTCTCAAGCGAGCGCAGGGGTAGCAAGGATTCTGCGGCAACCTTGGCAACAACCCTGTTGAACCGGAAAATGCGGAAAGGTGGGTGATTGCAAAGAGGGTCTCTTTCTTCACGCAACATTTCGGTCTCAAGGAACTCATCAACGAACACGAACGAAGGTAGCAGGGCGCTCTTGACCTTCTCACGCGATCGATCTGGCCCTGATCTGGCCAGAACCAATTCAGTGGGCGACCAGACCATCCCCTCAAAGCCAGCCTGTTCCAGAGATTCAACAAGAGCAATTGTGGATTTCGAATTGCATCGCAACACAAGCCAATTCATGATATTCCCTCCAATTCCGTCATCAGGTTCCAAGTTCCATTTTTTCGCTTATTTCCAAAACCCTCTCTCTCTTACCCCCTTTCTTAGAACTTTATCCCAACGAAGAAGAATAGGAAAATATACGAACCTTAGAACTACTCCCTAGTCCTGGGAATCCTGCAGAATTTCCGAACTTGGAACCCAGAAAAACCCACCTTTTGCGTCAAGCAAAGCCACATCATAGGTCTTTCTTGGCATGAAAGCTCACTGACCATGCCTGTGGACCAAGCAGAGATTCAGAAAAGATGAAATTAACCCCAGCCCAGAAACAGCCTGACAAAGAGACACTTCCGTCGACCCTGTAACTTTGCCCTTCAGCACTGTCCAGTTTCACATTTCCACGCAGCCAAGGCTTGCTCGGAAGAGCAAATATGACGATCTTTGTGCCCTTGATCCCGATCAAAAGGCCGACTCTTACCCTGTCATCGACCATAGCCCTTATCTCTGCCCTTTGGTCTGGTCTGACATTGTACCGCAGAACATTTCCCTTTTCAAGGCTTCCGCACTTCAGTTCGAGGTGGACTTCAGAGCCACCTTCTCCTGGGGGGAATGGCACCCAGCAATCTGGCAATCCGAAGGTAGAGCCAAGATTCGGCTCGATCCAACGAGCTTTCCCTTCAGACTGTCGTTTGACCCAGTCTCGTAGGCATTTTTCGCTCTCTATCACCAACCCATCCCTTCGCACCACTGCAGCCCTTCAGGAGACAGTTTAAGCCATGCAGGGCGCTTCGGGCTAGGTTGCCTAGCCAATCCTCTCCTGACAAGCGCCTTGGCCGTCTGCAGGCGGACGACGCACCCTTCCGGGTGGCATTTCCACAGCCTCGTCATGGCCACATTCTGGTTCCACGTGAGCTGGCCCTTGACCCTCATCACATTGCTCCTTCCATGATGTCATTCGCCTTGACCAAGTGATCACGGATCACTGTCAATTCGTCATCCGACCGCTGGGCCAGTGCCAGCAGGTCATCATTTATGACTGCATATTGCAGCCGCCCACTGACCTTGATGCGCTTGTGCCATGCAGTCAATCCGCACTCAACCATCGAGCGCCGCAACTCATAGTCTGAGTCGAACACCCGACCTTGCGCGTGCATTCTTACCCATCCCACGACGTCCTTGATCAGCAGCCCTGCAGGCTTGCCCAACTCCTTCAAGACCTCTGCCAGCGCAGCAGCTTCTTGCTGAGCCTCCGAGCGCGAACCCTCAATCATCTCGCGCTTGCGCTCAGTCATTGGTGCGCGTTGACTCTGGGTGACATACTCCCCATAGTTTTCTGCCCAATGGCGAATGATGTTCAACCCACCTGCCGCCAGCCACTTGCGCAGGCCATCAAACTTTGCTCTGGGCCATGGCACCTCTGTGACCTCGGGATAAAGCCAGCGCCTGTCATCATTCTCCATCTTCAAGGCGCGCATGGAATTGGACGATGCGAGCACATGGCACCAGTTCTCGATCACATACTGGCGCATGTATTTCTGGTTGACAGTGATGTCCTTGTCAGTGATGACACTTTTAAGCGCATGATATGCCTTCCAAGAGCTGCCCGAGTAGATTTCACTGACGATTGCCAGCCGCTTGTGTGCCACCCAGTCATTGAACGAGGATGTAACGTCCGCCTCGCCGGGGTAGCCAACATTTTGAACGCCCACCAGAGGTGCAAGAATGCCAGCCCCGAGCGTTGTTTTGCCCACGCCCTGTCGCTCTGAGATCAGCAGCAGCCCGTAACTCATGCGCACCTCTGGCTTGGCGATGAGCGTAGCACACCACTTCAACACATCCTTGCGCTCTCTCTCATTCACGAACATGTATTCCATGAATTCCAGGAATGGCGCAGGGTCGCCTGGAACTGCCTTGATATCGCTGGGGATGTGCAGGTTGATAGCCGACGATCCTCTGAAGGTAACCTTCAAGCCCTTCACGTCCGGGCGGTAGCACACCCGCGTTGACCTGCCTTGATAGGCTTTCACAATCAGTCGGCACGTGTCTTGAACGTGGCTGAAACTGGCCAGCATCTTGTTCAGTATGGCCTCGGAGCGCATGATCTCTGGCATTTCAGTGCAAACGAACATGTCAGCCTCCTCGATGTAGGCCCACATTCCCTTGAAGCTGTCCCGCAGCACATGCCCCGGCCGACCGCCCTCGCTCTTGGGTGGGACGGTGTCGGTTGCCCACGTTGCCGGGTGAAGGCAGTCGCGGAAACTTGGTCCTACATAAACTCTCTCCCCGGCTCCGTTGGAGAACATGCTCTTGGGGAAGGGGTCTGCGAGATCAAATGAGGCTGGAAATTCATCAGTAAACTGCACTGTGAAAGTTGGCATGCGCAGGTGTCGGGCGATAGCAGGAACAGCCGTCCTTCCAGGCTCATCATTGTCAGCCACAATGTATGCGCGCTTGACCCCAGCCTTGGCCAGCACTGACCAGTCTGTTCTGTAGGGGGACAATGCCCCGCCGATCCACCCGACATGCACTGCTCCTTCTAATTCACGCCCCCAAGGGTGGTCTGCCAGAGCAGCCTTTGCCTCGTGATCTTGCGCCTCGATCATGGCCTGAACCCGCGCCGCTGCCTTGGCCCCCTCATGGATGAACACAGTGGCATTTTCATTTATCTTGTCCGCATTGAACAATGGCAATGGGCCGTCCGGCTCGCAAATGCGCCAAACTCCGTCGTCCCAGTATGTGAATGGCACATACGCCTTGTCGTCGCCCTTTTCGATGCGGACTTGCACCATGACGATCTGCCCCTCGCCGTCGCGGAACTCAAAGATGTCCTGCCGCGCTGCCTCCTTGATCATTGGGTGAGGGTCGATGATCTTGTGCAACCGCTTCAACTCTGGCCATGTCACCCCAGCCAGCGCGCTCTTGACCAGCTGCTGCTCAAGCTCGGTCGGTGCATGCTCTATCGTTGAGCACTCAATGTCTCCTTCCTTGGAGAACTTGATCACAGCCAAGTCCCGCCAATACCGCCCATGGGTCTGTCTCACAACCGCACCCTTGAGCGAGCGCGGCTCTGCGCCCACCCGGTTGAGGTAATCACGCACTGCTGGCACATCCGTCAGTTCTTTAATCTTCACGATTTTCCCTCGCTGTTAGGTTCCATTTTCACCCTCGTTGAAAATATATTTCAACAAAAGTGTTTTTTTCGCTTTTCTTTTCTGATCAATTCCGTCATAAGGGTTGTATTGGGAGCCGAGGTGGCCCCCACCAACCGGAGAATTGAAATGACCAACATCACCGCTCGCTCGCTCGAAGTTTTCCTCGCCCTCGCCGCTGAAGCCAATGATTGGAATGGCCAGCCTTTGTTCGATGGCTCGAAGGAAGATCGCGGCAACCTCACCCAGCTCAAGCAAGCAGGCCTGCTTACAACCTTCAGCGAAGAAGGCAATCTTTGGGTCGACTTCACCGACGCAGGCATCGCCCTCGCTGCCGAAAACGGCATCACCATTTGATCCTTGCGAGGGGCTTCAGCCCCTCATTTGTCCAAATCCCCGACATATCGCACATTCTTGATTGTCACCATGCGGAAGTTCGTATTGGCTCGCATGGTGCCCTTCACTGCGTAGAGCGCCTTGCCCACGCGCCCCCGATCAACAATCGCCCTGCCCAACCGCTCATAGTCCCAGCGGGTGATCTTGCCGAAGATCGTATCGGTGTCATCGGTGAGCTGCAGGTTGAGGCTCGTCGTCTTGCCATCCTTGATCTCATAGCCCCTGCGCGCAATCATCACCACCTCATTCTCATCGCGCGGGTTGATCTTGCTCAAGGTGCAAAAGAACAGGAAATCTTGATCCTCACCACATGGCTTCGCATCAATGATCGATGTGGGATGTGTCACGATGTTCTTGGCCAGAGGGTCTGGCATGTGGCGCTTGATTCCATCGCGCACTGGCCAAAGGCTGTCAATGTCAGTCTTAGGGTCGGACAATAGCTTCATCGCTCGTGCGGGCAGAGGCTCGCCGCGCTTGCGCGCTGATACGATCTGACTCACCAGCTTTGGCCCGATTCCCTTGACATTATGAAGCGGCCCAACAAGGTAGCGCTGGCCATTGCGGTTGCCCACCTGCCACTTCTTGTCGCTCAACTCAGGATCGATCGGAACATAGTCGTAGCCCTCTGTCTTCATCTCACGCAGCAGCATGATCTGGCGCTGAGGGTTGTCCTCATGGTTTAGGGTTGCGGCCGCAAACTCAAAAGGGTGATGCGCCTTCAGCCAGCAGCACCAATAACTGATGAGGCCATATGCCACAGAGTGGCTCTTGTTGAAGCTCCATGCCCCATAGGCGCACAGGTCGTCCCAAATCTTGACAGTTGCGGCTGGGTCAACGCCCTTTGCCACGGCCCCGGCCTTCCAAGGGTCCCCGAACTGGTCGAAGTATTCCTTTCCCAGCGACTTGCTCATAGCCTTGCGCAGCAGAGTCACTTGTTCCCAGCTGAGGTCGCCCACATTCCGGCCGATCTCCATCACCTGCTCTTGGTATAGTACGATCCCGAGCGTGTCCTTCAGGTATGGCTCGAATATTGGGTGAGGGTAGGTCACGGCATTGGTGCCATTCCTGCGCCTGATCCATTCATGCGCCCCCCCACTGGCCAATGGCCCCGGTCTGCCCAGCGCGGTCACACTGACAATATCATCGAATTTGTCCACGTGAAACTGCTTGGTGATGGACTGCAGGGCCATGCCATTGAATTGGAAGATGCCAGACCACTTGCCATCGTTGAGCACCTTGAACGTCTCCGGACGATCCAGGGGTAGCTTTTCTAGCGTGTCATGGGGCAGGCCTGCCAAGTCCAACGCATCCTCGAACACTGAAAGTTGAGTCAGACCCAAGCAGTCAATCTTGAGCAGGTTATAGCCATCCTCGGCGTCCTTCTTGTCGCACATGGTTGCGCCTGTGCGATGGTCAATGGCCACGAACTTGGCTACAGGCTCCAAGCTCACGACCACGCCTGCCGCATGTTGACTGTAGTGCCGAGGGTGGCCTTCAAACTGCGCCACCACCTTCATCTCTGGGTGATCTTCAAGCAGCCTCTGGCCGGCTGGCATTGTCATCAGGGTGTCTTCAAGGGTGTTGAGCGCGCGGGAGTCCCCAGATGAACGCTCGATCATGCTTTCTGCCACTGCGTCGCATTTCCACTTGGGCACGTTCAGGCCCATTCCTGCCTCTTGAAGCGCAGAGCGCGGCTGGAACATGGCGACTGTGCCTAGGCGCGCAACATGGTCGCTGCCATATTTCTCCTCGATGTATTGGAACACCCGCTTGCGCTGCTGATCCGAGAAGTCGATGTCGATGTCGGGCATGTCTGAGCGGTTGATGTCCACGAACCGCTCAAAGATCAGCCCGAACGGAATCGGGTCAACGGTGGTGATCCCCAAAAGATAGCAAACCAGCGAACCGCAAGACGAACCGCGTGCAGGCCCGACGATCATCTTCTTGCGCGCCCATTGAACGATGTCAGCCACGATGTAGAAGTAGTCCTCGTAGCCCTTGGCTGTGATCAGGCTCAATTCCCGCTCCATGCGCTGGGAATATTCAGGGCGCGTGATGTCACAACCCATCGCTGCCGCTCCAAGCTCGCAAAGCTCGCGCAAGGAATGTGTGGCCGGAAAGTGGGGCAGGGACGATTGAACAAGGTTCGCGTTGCAATCCCCAAGCCAATGTTCGGAAAGGCTGAGAGCGTCCTGCAAATCCGTCTCTGAAAGGCCATTCCATTTCACCGCCTCGCGCCACTCCTCGGCGCTCAAGATGTGCTGTGCATAGCTTTGGCTCTGAGCGTTGCGCCCGGTCAGCAATTCGTAAAAGCCAGCCTGATCCGCGCGCGGAAAGCGATTATCGCTGCTGGCAGCAAACTGCCACCCATTGTTGACTGCGCGCTTGACAACGCCAACGGGTGTGCTCGGCATCAAGCCGATTGCCACGCTCTCGTCCAGTTCCATTTTCCACAACGCCATTGGCGGGCAATGGCCGGTCATCTTGAACGCGCCCTGCTTGGAGATTGCTTGCTCAAGGGTGAGCAGGGGCTTATAGCGAAACTGCGTGGTCGCCAGTGTCACCAACTCATTGATTGGCTGAACATCATCAATAGCCAGAAATGTCCAGTGGTCCACGGACGGATTTTTGGCATTGATCGAATCTGTGACTGCCAGCTCAACCCCGAACACTGGCTTCAGCCCGCGCTTTTTGCATTCCTTTGCCCAGCGGTAGAATCCGAAGGTGGAGGCGCGATCTGTGATCGGTGCGTATTCGCTGCCGAGTTCTTCAAGGCGGTCGAGCACATCATCAATCTTGCCAGCTGCTTCGCGGAAGCTGTAGCCGGTGCGTACTTTAATCATGACACCCCCAAATGCAGGACGAATTTATGCTTTACATGAGGCTCCCCCGAAAGGAAGAATCCGAGTTCGTTCATTTCTTTCTTGGTCCTCGTTTTTGTTGAAAGAGTCGCAGCGAATTTCCCTTCAGAGTTTATATATCGCCGAGAAGGCTTCGTGCACCCGACATATTCCCAATTCGTCGCCTTGTATATCGAGCCTTTGTGCCCTTGCCATTCGTCGGCATATGTGACCAGGTGGGGCCACTCTCCGATTGACCTTATTATTTTGATGCCCTTCCCGAGAAGGAAAGACGCCCCGTTCTTGGGGACGTCTGGGTGAATGGCCAGCCGCGTTAGGCTGAGCACACGGCGCCAATTATCCTTGTTGACTGTAATCGCAGCCAACTTCGTCGGAGGGAGCCACTGTGCAACTCCCATCAACTGGCCATCAGCTTTCCGCCTCAACTCATGTATGTAAACCCCAGTGTTCGAGCAAGATTGGGTGTAGTGGTGATCTTTGATGAATTGCCGAGCGACTTTCTTGTCTTGAGAAGTTTCCACCCTCCAATCTTTCGACTTGAGAGCACCTTGTTTCTTGCCCTCAGTTAGCATTCAAAACTTCCTCAATATTAGAGATTGCCGCCCGCAGCGACCTGACCGATTCCAGCAGGGCAGCGCGCGAGGCCTTACCCTTCATCATCGCTTCCGAAGGTCCGATGGCTGCTTCCATGATCTGTCGGTGAGCCACTGTCAGTCGCCTTTGCTCTGAAGTGTGGTCGCTTGGTCCGCCGGGACTCAAAGGCCCAGCCTTTCTCGATACATGGCTTCCCCCTGCCTCATCTTAATCAAAATCGTTTGGCGAGGTGTCCGGCCCCTTCTTCGCTCATCTCTTTCGGCCTGCAATCGTCTGCGCGCCGCCTCGAAATCTATCCCCTTTTCGAGATCCTCCTTTTCTTTCTGCCGCCTCTCATGTGCCCTCTTAAGCTGCCGGAACCTTGTGAGAGAGAAGCCCCTGGCCTGGGCATCCTGCTCACTCATGCAAGAGACATCGACCTTTGCGATGTTGAACTTTGGCTTTTCAGATTTGATAGCAACTGTCTCGGCAAATTCTGCAGACTCTCTGTCAGGAAATTCTTCAATCTCAAGGGTGGTTATTTCCTTGAACCAAGTTGCCCCTCTATGCTGCGAGAACCTTTCTATGGCGCTGAAGTTTATACCTACGTAAAGCAGGCAATCGTCCTTGTCATAATGACGATAAAGGTGGCAAGGTCTTTTCTCGCTCACAACTCACCTCCGTATCCAAGCTGGATGAAGTGCTCTCGGAAGTTCTCCCTCGTCCACCCCTCACCCCATTTTGTCTCGTGCCCCACTGGGTCATCGTGATAGTCATCATCGATCAGGTCGCTGAGTCCTTCCTCGGTCATAATTCACCTCGCTTGACAAGTTCCAGGAAGCACCGCGTCAGTGCCTCAACGTCCACCCGCGCCCGGTGTGCACCTGAGAATGGCTCTCCGAACAGCTCTTCGTGAAGCGCGCTCAGGTTGAGCCGATGGCTCTTCATCCATTCTGTTTGCTCGACAGTGCAGATAAGCCTGTCAGGCCATTTCAACTCAACCTCGCTGCGCTGCATCTCAAAGCTGACCAGTGCCATGTCGAAGCTAAGGTTGTGTGCCACCACTGCATCAGCCGCACCGATCATGCCTGCCACCTTCTGTGCATAGTGAATGAAGGGCTTCTCGCCCTTGAGCTGCTCTGGCTTTATGCCGGTGATGCGCGTGATGATTGGCTCGATCTCAACTCCAGGATCGCAGAAGAACTCAATCTCGCTCAAGGTGTCGCCAGTTTCTGAGTCGACCAAGCAAAGAAACAGTTCTATTATCCGAGGCTGCTGCTCGAGTGGGACAAGGCTATTTTTTACCAAGCCAGTCGTTTCGCAATCAAAAATCGCTGCAATCATTTTTCCCTCGCGCGATTGAGATCTGCCATCCTGATTGCCTGAGCCATCCTCCGCTCATCAGTCCACCCCTCTTTAAGCCTGTTCTTTGAGGCTTCGCTCAATTTCCAGCGCTTACCTAACACATTCTTGTTACCCTCTAACGCGGCCGATTGCCTGGCCTTCCTCGAAGGATCGGACCAAATAATCTTTTGAGCATTGGAAAGCCTTTCGCGCATATCAGGTATGTGCCGGTAGCAATCAGCTGCGTTCTGAGCCAAAGTCCCAAGGTAAAGATGGCTGGGCTCAACGCACCAATCATTGCCACATTCGTGAAGGACGTAATCGCAATCTCTTTCGGGCGTTCTTTTGATCGGTTCTCTGTTGAGGTGATAAGAGAGTCTGTTGGCCTTCCACTGATCTCCTTCGAATTTAACCTGCTTCCTCTTGAAATAAGGCGAACTGAGCTCTCTGTGGGCCGAGGATGTCCTGAGAACGCAACGGCATTCTCCGACTTTGATGGTTGGGTGTGGAAATATCACTATCCCCGAGCCTCGGCGTCAAGCTCCTTCAGCATCATAGTGTAAATGGCCAGATCACCCAGCGAGTCATCGTGACCACCTTTGTGGAAGTTATGGGCATAGCGGCTGATCTTTGAGAGCATCTGGATCAGAACGCCCAGCCGGTTGAAATCTTCGGGTGTGTCAACTGCCAAGCCCTCAGGGAAGAGTTTGTCAACCCAGTTGCCGAATTCCTTGTAGTTGTCGCCATAGAGCTTGTTGCGCTGCTCGTAGATTTCTGCTGCACTGCGCAGATATTCAGGCACGTTCGCTTTCATGTCAATCTCCTTTTAAAAGTCCTGCCTTTGCCAACCATTCGCGACGTAAAATGAACACACCCACTTCCCTGCGCCGCTTGTTCCTGCTGGTGGTCAGCCATCTGGGCCGCTGACAGGGTCGGCCGCTGGGTGAGATCAGGGAGGGGCATTCAATATCCGCCAGCGCGCACTTGCCAGCATTCATGGCCAAGGTTGCGCCAAGCCTCGACTACCTTTTCACGGTCTTCAAGAATGAACCACACATCGCTGCGGGTCAACTCCTGAGCAGTGAGCCAATCGTCGAGCATCTGCGGCTTCAATTCGTGATCGCTCTGATAGTTGTCGTCTGGACGCATCAACAGATCGTCCAGCGCTAGCCCATGCTTGTCAAGCCAACGCAAGGTCATCAAGCGGTAGCGCTCGTTGCGGCCTGTCAGCCCCACGACAACTGGCCCTTCTGGCATGTTCATTAAGGTGAGCAGTAACTTGGCCACAGCCTTGTTAGGCTTGTCCTCACCTAGCAAGCAATGGAATTCATCCCATTGCTTTGCCCGAGCTAGGTGCTCCCGGTGCGCTGAGTCGCACAGCGTTCCGTCTAGGTCAACGACGACGATCACAGATTGAGGTACTCATTGAGGCTTCCAATGACTTCCGCTGGCACACCGCCCGATGAGCTGTATGCCATCTCGGGCATGAACTGCTGAACCTCTGGCCAAACCTCAATCAACTTGCCTGTCGTGGTCACAGAGTTGACAACTGCCAGAACCTTGGACGAAGCTTCGCGCTCCTGCTGGCCAACCTCCCGCCTGAAGTCTCTGAGGGCTTCCTTTGCCTCTTCCACCAGAGCCTCGGCCTTGAAATATTCACTTTCAGGGCTGACGATCGAAGTGACATGGGAGTATCCACCTGAAAAGTCCTCGTAAGGAACCGGTCTCATGTTGCCAAATCTGACCTCTTTCACTCCTTGGTCTTCGACCATAACTCGGACTCTGTTTGACTCCGGGAGCCATTCCTTTGGCAAAGACTGGATCTGCTTGCGAGCCTTCTCCGAATACACCAACTCGTATCCGAGGTCATTGCGCTTGTCTTTGAGGGTTTCCAGCTTTGCTTTCATGTCTTCGATCTGAATGCGCTCGGAAGCGAACTTGTGTGCCATGACATTGCGGACGATTTCATCACGATAATATGCACTTATTTTCTGGGAAGCCATTTTAATTCTCCTTTCGATTTGGGTTAAGCAGTCATACGGAGTTGATCCAGAAGCTTGATCG